GATACCCTTTCACAGCTTGTGAGAACGGCTTTTGTGCCGAAACAAGGCATGAAATTTATTGTGGCAGACTTTTCAGCAATTGAGGCTCGTGTGATTGCATGGCTTGCCGGAGAACAATGGCGAATGAATGCCTTTGCAAACGGTGAGGATATCTACTGTACATCGGCATCAAAGATGTTCGGAGTGCCTGTTGTCAAGCATGGTGTCAACGGACATCTGAGGCAGAAAGGGAAGGTCGCAGAACTGGCGTGTGGCTATGGCGGGTCAGTCGGTGCTATGAAAGCAAAGGGAGGTTCTGACCTCGGATTATCCGATGAAGAACTCAAGCAGATAGTGACCGACTGGAGAACTGCATCTCCGAATATCGTGAAACTCTGGTGGGATGTAGACAATGCTGCAAAAAAGGCTGTCAGGAAAAAAGAAATCACAGCAACCCACGGTCTGCAATTTTCCTATCAAAGCGGTATTCTGTTTATCAGATTGCCTTCCGGCAGAAGTCTGGCATATGTGAAACCGAGAATTGAAGAAAACGCTTTCGGTGGTGAATCAATCACCTATGAGGGTGTTGGTGCAACAAAGAAGTGGGAGAGGATTGAAAGCTACGGTCCCAAGTTCGTGGAAAACTGTCTTGCTAAAGGAACACTTGTCATTACAGATTGTGGTCTAATTCCAATAGAAAAAATCACTGATGATATGAAAATCTGGGACGGTGTTGAGTGGGTATCGCATGATGGTCTTATCGTTCAAGGTAGAAAAGATACGATAAATGTTGACGGAATCCGCATGACACCTGAACATAAAATACTTACTAAGAAAGGGTGGATAGAATGTGGCAAAGCTGAAGGATTTAACTGGTCAGACGTTTCATTACCTGACCGTAGTAGCAAGGGCAGAGGACAACAAGCAGGGGAAAACGCAGTGGCTTTGCAGATGTGTTTGTGGGAATCTGACTGTTGTTTCAGCAAAAAGTCTAAAAGCGGAGAAATACCCACAAAAATCCTGTGGGTGCATGAGAAACGCATTAATCAGCAGGGCAAATACAACACATGGAATGAGCCATCATCCTGCTTGGGGTGTTTGGCATTCGATGAAACAGCGTTGTACCGACTTGAATCATCCTGCATATCACAATTATGGTGGCAGAGGGATTTCTGTGTGTCAGCGTTGGATGGAAAGTTTCGAGAACTTCTGGTCGGATATGGGCGCAACGTGGCAGAAAGGACTGGACATAGACAGGATAGACAACAACAAGGGGTACAGCCCGGAAAACTGTCGCTGGGCAACCAGAAAGCAGAACAACAGAAACAGACGAAGCAATCGAATGGTAATAACCTCATTAGGAAAGATGACACTCTCGGAACTTTCAGAAAAGACTGGGATTGGAGTAACAACACTACATTATCGCCTGAATCATGGATGGAAAGCAGAATTGTTATTGACAGAACCAGATTTCAGGAATATGTCTACGACATCAGGAATTGTGGTTCGAGGCACAGGTTCGCAGTCTGGAACGGAAAAAGAGCTTGTATAGTCAGCAACTGTGTTCAGGGAATTGCCCGTGATTTGCTGATGAACTCCATGATGACACTCCGTTCCTGCTTTATCACAGCCCATGTACACGATGAATTGATTATTGAAGCAGACAAGAGAACGTCACTTGAAGTGCTGTGTGAGCAGATGGCAAGAGTACCCGACTGGGCAGAGGGACTTCTGCTCCGTGCAGACGGTTATGAATGTGAATTTTACAGAAAGGATTGATATTATGGAAATGAAGAGATATACAGACATTGAACGCTTGAAAGACAAATACAGAGAGGTTTTCACCAAGGGTGAACTTATCACAATCACAGAAAAAGTTGACGGGTCAAATGCTTCTATTCGCTATGATGAGGAAACAGATTCACTCGCTGGCTTTTCCAGAAACCGACAGGTCAGTGTGAAAGACGGTTTGCAGGGATTCTTTGACTTTGTACAGACACGCAGTAAGGGTGATTTCAAAGCAGTCCTTGGCACACGATACATCATTTTTGGTGAATGGCTCGACAATAAATTCTCCGGTACTCCTGCTTATGTCAAGATTGTTTCAGAATCATTCTCTGAAACCAAGGCACATAAGACAAAGAAAACAGACACAGAACGCTCGGAAGAATATCTGGCAGATTTACAGCTTGCACAGACCATTGTCACCAAAAGACGAGTGGAGAAACTCTTGCAGAAGTTCGTGGAATCGGGAGAACTGCCTGAAAACTTTGACGAACACCAGCTGAAAGAAATCAGCAGAATCCTTCCGAAAGCGTGTTATGATGACTGCATGAAAGAAGAACCAGAAACCGCTGTCAAAATTAAGGAATTCGGCAAGCTGTGCAGTAAGCTCTGTATGCAGTATGCGAAACAGGTAATCTTCGGAGAGTGATACCATGACAGAAATCAAAATTGACTGGGGCAGCGGTCACATGATACTGAATATAGAGAACGCTTTCCCCTGCGGTCTGAACAGAGCAAAAAGGCTCTGTCACCTGATAAACCAATACAGCACACAGGAAGATAAAGATAAACTGAAAGCCTATCTGGAAGAATGTGCGAAATTACTCAAAGAACAGACAAAAAAGCCGAATCACACCAAGACAGTAGAAAACAGTTACTACAGATGCCTGAAAAATCTTGAATTTCTGAACGGAGGGAAATAATGGCGAAGAAGTATAATTCCGAGGGCTACTATGACCCGACAGCCTACGAAGCAACCAAAAGAATCGAAAAACACGAACGCAAGCAGAGGTACAGACCAATTGTCTTTGTCTGCTCACCCTATTCAGGCGATACGGTACACAATATCGAAATGGCGAGGAAATACTGTCGTTTTGCAGTCGATACGAACTGCATCCCGATTGCTCCGCACCTGTTTTTCACGCAGTTCTTGGACGATACAGTTCCAGCAGAAAGGAAACTTGGTATGTTCATGGGAAAGGTTCTGATGGGATTCTGCCGTGAGGTGTGGGTGTTCGGTGACTGTATCTCCAAGGGCATGACAAAGGAAATCCGACACGCTGAAAGAACAGGAAAGCGTATCCGTTATTTTACTGAGGAGTTGGTAGAAAAATGAAGATTGCATACGGAAACAGCAGAACCGACAAGCATTGGAAAAACAGTGATATTTCATGGGATGACTTCTGCGCCAGAGTATCGCAGACACAGCGAACCACTGAAACCGTGGAGGAGTTCCGTAAGCTGAAAAAGGGTCAGCAGGATGCTATCAAGGACGTGGGTGGTTTTGTCGGAGGACATCTTGCCAAGGGAAACCGCAAAAAAGGCAGTGTGCTTTGCAGAAGTATGCTCACACTGGATATGGACTACGGAACAAATACTGTCTGGGACGAGATAACTATGTTCTTTGACTTTGCCTGCTGTATTTACTCAACCCACAAGCACACACCTGAAAAACCACGTCTGCGTTTAATCATTCCGCTGTCCAGAGATGTAACCGAAGAGGAATATCCTGCTGTTGCCCGTATGGTGGCAAAGGAACTCGGCATGGACTTGTTTGACGATACGACCTATCAGGCTAACCGTATGATGTACTGGGCATCGACTTCAATCAACGGAGAGTATATTTTTGAGTGCCAAAAGGGGTCATTTCTTGACCCTGATGTGTATCTTGCAAAATATGACGATTGGCATGATGTTTCTACGTATCCGGTATCATCAAGACAGTCGGAGGTTATCGCTCACACAGTCAGAGAACAGCAAGACCCTCTGACAAAGGACGGAGTGGTCGGTGCTTTCTGCCGTACTTACACGATACAGGAGGCAATTGCAAAGTTTCTCACCAAGGTTTATGCTCCGTCAGCTATGGAGGGCAGATACGATTATATCCCTGCTGACAGCAGTGCAGGTGTGCAGGTCTTTGACGATAAGTTCGCATACAGCCACCATGCCACAGACCCTGCAAGCGAACATCTGCTGAATGCCTTTGATTTGGTGAGGATTCACCTGTTTCCTGATGAAGATGACAAGAAATCGTTCAAGGAAATGGCAGAGTTCGCAAGCAAAGACGAAAATGTCAAAATGCTGATGATTCAGGAAAAGCAGAAACAGGCGGCACTTGACTTTGCAGACGAGGATTGGCAGAAACAGCTTGACCTCGACCGTTCAGGCAATATCCGTGCCTCTCTGGATAACATTGTGCTGATTCTCCGTCATGACGAGAACTTGCAGAACATCGCTTTCAATCTCCACAGGGACGGAATTGATGTGCGTGGCAGTCTGCCTTGGAAACAGGCGAAGTCCGGCTGGAATGACAGCGACAGTGCCGCATTGAAAGTGTATCTGTCAAAGACCTACGGTGTCTACTCGCCTACCAAGACGAAAGATGCTGTCGTTGCTGTGGCTGCCGAAAGAGCCTATCACCCTATCAAGGCATATCTTGACAGTTTGCCTGAATGGGACGGAGTGCCGAGGGTGGAAACCCTGTTCGTTGATTATTTCGGTGCAGATGACAGCAGATACACAAGAGCAGTCAGCAGAAAGTCTATGATTGCGGCAGTAGCGAGGATTTACAGACCCGGTGTGAAATTTGACTGTGTTCCGATTCTCAATGGACCCCAAGGCATAGGCAAGTCTACATTCTTTGCCAAACTTGCCGGAGAATGGTTCTCCGACAGCTTAACCCTCACGGATATGAAGGATAAAGCAGGACCCGAAAAACTGCAAGGGTACTGGATTCTGGAACTCGGAGAACTTGCAGGAATGAGAAAGACTGATGTGGAAACCGTCAAATCATTCATTTCAAGGGTTGATGATAAGTACCGTGCAAGCTATGGCGTGAACGTAGAAAGTCACCCCAGACAGTGCATCATTGTCGGCTCAACCAATGCAGAAAGCGGATTCCTGCGTGATATTACAGGCAATCGCCGTTTTCTCCCCATTCGTGTAAACGGAGGCTCTGCAAAAAAGCCGTGGCAGATGACCGAGGAAGATGTCAAACAGATATGGGCTGAAACCTTGGTGCTTTACCGCAAGGGTGAGAAACTGTACCTTGAAGGCGAGGAGGCGGTTCTGGCAGTCGAGGAGCAGTCACAGGCAATGGAAGCAGACGAGCGTGAAGGGCTGGTGCGTACCTACTTGGAAACACTTCTGCCTGACAACTGGGATTCTTTGTCGCTGTATGAGAGGAAAAGCTATCTCAGCGGAGGCGATTTCGGCGGTAAGCCCGATGGAAAGAATAAAAGGGAATATGTATGCAACATGGAAATCTGGTGCGAGTGCTTCGGAAAAGAGGCGGCAGCCATGAAACCTACGGATTCCTATGCGATAGCGGCAATCATGAAGAAAATCAATGGGTGGAGCAAGTGCGGAGTAAGAAGGTTCAGTCTGTACGGAGTACAAAGAGGGTACATGAGAGTTACAACTCTGTAACAAGCAACAAGTGTTACAAGTGCCTTGCAACAACCTCTGTTTAGTTGTTGCAGTTGTAACAGGAAGTTGTTGTATTCAAAAAACCCTTAATTTTGCTGATTTCAACTTGTTTGTAACAACTGTAACAACTACTAACCTATTGGTATAGTAATAATAATAATATATAGGTAACGTGTTATATATACACGTATAAGGTTAATAGGAATTTTTGTGTAGTTGTTACGTTACCTGTTACGAGGTGATAAAATGCAGGAAAAAGCCATAGAACAGCGACTTGTGCAGTCGGTAAAGAAAATGGGAGGTCAGTGCTGGAAATTTGTATCTCCCAGCAATGTTGGGGTGCCTGACAGAATTTTGCTTTTTCAGGGAGGCAGAGTGGCATTTGTTGAGGTGAAAGCACCCAGCAAGAAACCGAAACCCGTTCAGCTTGCTATGCACAGGGTGCTAATTGGTCTGGGTTTCAAAGTTTTTGTACTGGACGATGTGAATCAGATTGAGGTGATACTGAATGAAATACTATCCGCATGATTATCAGAAATATGCCACGGAGTTTATTGAGAAAAATCCAATATCTGCGGTTCTGCTCGATATGGGTTTAGGCAAGACAGTCATAGCGCTCACAGCAATTTATAATCTTATCTTTGACTGGTTTGAGGTCGGCAAGGTGCTGATTATTGCACCTCTGCGAGTGGCAAGGGATACATGGTCTGCGGAAATTGAGAAATGGGAGCATTTGAATGGACTGATATACAGCGTGGTTATTGGAACGGAAAAGGAACGGCTGTCAGCTTTGCAGAAAAAGGCTCATGTGTATCTGATAAACCGAGAAAACGTGGAATGGCTGATAATGAAATCGGGATACGCCTTTGATTTTGATATGCTTGTCATTGATGAGCTGTCCTCGTTCAAGTCAGGGCAGACCAAGCGGTTCAAGTCGCTGATGAAAGCCAGACCAAAGGTGAAAAGGGTGGTAGGCTTGACCGGAACACCGAGCAGTAACGGCTTAATGGATTTATGGGCAGAGTTCCGGCTTCTGGATTTAGGACATCGGCTCGGACGGTACATCACCCGTTACAGAGAAACTTATTTCCTGCCTGATAAGCGGAACGGAGTGATTGTGTACTCCTACAAGCCCAGAGAGGGAGCAGAAGAAGAAATCTATCAGCGAATTTCTGACATTACCATTTCGATGAAAGCCACAGACTATCTGGATATGCCGGAATGCATCAATAACGTGGTGGAAGTGCAAATGGATGAAAAGGAAACTGAGAAATACAGGATTCTGAAAAAAGACATGGTTCTGAAACTCGGAAGTTCGGAAATAGATGCCCTGAATGCCGCATCTCTTTCCAACAAGCTCCTGCAAATGGCGAATGGTGCGATTTACGACCGAGAGAAAGCAGTAATACCGATTCACGACCACAAGCTCGATGCTATGACCGACCTGATTGAAGCAGCAAACGGCAAGCCTGTGCTTGTCGCTTACTGGTATACGCACGACTTCCTGAGAATTTCTGAACGGCTGCACAAACTGCATATTCCGTTCACCGAAATGAAAACTTCGGACGATATCCGAAAATGGAACAGCGGAGAAACCCCTGTTGCATTGATACACCCTGCATCTGCCGGACATGGACTGAATCTGCAAGCAGGAGGAAGTACGCTCGTGTGGTTCGGCTTGACATGGAGTCTGGAACTGTACCAACAGACAAATGCAAGACTGTGGAGGCAGGGACAGAAATCAAGAACTGTGGTAATCCACCATATTGTCACAAAAGGCACAATTGACGAACGTGTGATGAAAGCACTTGAAAGCAAAGATAAAATACAGAATGAACTGATGAATGCGGTCAAAGCAGAATTGGAGGTAGTGAAATGACAGCAAAAGAGTATCTGGAACAGGCGAGGTATCTCGACCAAAGGATAAACAGCAAACTGACACAGGTAGAGTCCTTACGTTCCCTTGCGACAAGGGTGACAACGGTGTACAGCGATATGCCACACAGTCCGACACCCGACAACCACAAACTCGAAAAAATCATTGCAAAGATTGTGGACTTGGAAAATGAAATCGACACAGACGTTGACAGCCTTGTGGATTTGAAAAAGGAAATCATGAACGCAGTAAACGCTGTGGAGAACGATAAATACAGAGTATTGCTTGAAATGCGTTACCTTAGCTATCAAACATGGGAGCAGATTGCTGTAGCTATGGACTGTGATATAAGACAGGTTTACAGACTGCACGGACACGCTTTAGAAAAATTTTCTTTTGAATTGTCCTAAAATGTCATTGAATGTCATGGTCGAGGTGTGCTATAATATAAAATAGCAAACAATGTGAAAAGCCTTTGCAGTCCAATGACTGTGAGGGCTTTTGTCGTGTGGAAGGGAGTGAACGGCAGTGCCGAGGAAAGCAAAGCGACCGTGCAGTCACCCCAGCTGTCCCAACCTGACAGACGGACGGTACTGTGAGGAACACAAGGCTCTGCATCCAGACAGACCCTCAGCAGCAAGCAGAGGGTATGGGAGCAAGTGGCAGAGAGTAAGCAAGGCTTACCTCCACAAGCATCCGTTGTGCGTGAAGTGTCTTTCTGAGGGAAAGTATGTGTCAGCAAGTGTCGTTGACCACATCGTTCCGCACCGTGGTGACAAGCTGCTGTTCTGGAACGAGAGCAACTGGCAAGCCCTGTGCAAGCCGTGCCACGACCGCAAGACATGGACTGAGGACAATCGCCCTGAATACCGCTACTGACCTCACAACAGCCCGACAGCAAGCCTGTGGTGGCAAGGGGGAGGTATGGGGGAATGGGTCGGTGGTGGGGGTCATAAATCTCTGTGACTGCTTAACCAAAAGACCGGCGCCCCCTCACATACATGAAAAGGGCAATTCAAACGGGGTATTACCCCCCCCCTTACCCAATATCTATTTATATTTTTTTATGATAACATTCGCATAAAAGGTGATGCTATGGCAAAAGACGGAACAAATCGTGGCGGTGCGAGAGTAGGTGCAGGAAAAAAGAAACAACCGCTATTCGATAAAATCACCAGCGGAAAAGCTGAAAATGAGAAAGTGATGCTAAAACCTGCAAAATTAGACAGCAAACAAGTGCCTAAAATTAAGGACTTTGCAAAAGAACTACAGGCAGACGGAAGTAGTTTACAGGCAGATTCGATATTTGATGAAACTGTACAGTGGCTGAAAGAACGCAGTTGTGACCAGCTTGTCAGCCGTCAGCTGATTGAACAATATGCCGTTTCGGCTGCAAGATGGATTCATTGCGACTCTATGGTCTCACACTATGGCTACATATCTGAACATCCGACAACGGGAAATGCAATTGCATCGCCGTATGTTTCTATGAGTCAATCCTATCTGAAAGAAGCTAATTGTCTTTGGCAACAAATCTTTCAGATAGTCAAAGAAAATTGTTCAGAAGAGTATGGAACACAGGGTGAAGATATGATGGAAATTTTGTTAAGAAGAAAAAGTAAATAATCAGGTAAAAATGGAGGTGATATTTTGGCAAAAGATGGAACAAACAGAGGAGGCAGAAGGGCAAAAGCTGGAAAAAAGCCTGCATCTCTGTACGAAAAAATACAAAATGGAAAATCTGCTGTCATTATGGAACCACCAACAACAGAGTTGAATGGTTTTGAATTGGAAAGTCCAGAATCAATTCAAGGAAATGCTGTACCAAATCCAAGCGAATATTTATCACAAATACAGCGTGATGGTAACTCACTTGGTGCAGATGAAATTTACAAGGAGACATGGGAATGGCTGAAAGACCGTGGCTGTGAAAAACTTGTTAACAATCGTCTGCTTGAGAGCTACTCTCAGGCTTTTGCACGGTTTATTCAGTGTGAGGATGCAATCAGCCGTTTTGGTTTACTCGGGAAACATCCTACTACGGGCGGTGCAATTGCCAGTCCCTTTGTACAGATGAGTCAGTCTTACCAAAAACAGGCAAATTTATTATGGTATGAAATTTATGATATTGTAAAACAAAATTGTACACATGAATTTACAGGAAATCCGCAGGCAGATATGATGGAACGCCTTCTGAATTCTAAAAAATAAGGAGGACAGCAAATGAAAGCTGAATACGACTTTCTCACAAAGAAGTGGTTCAAACAGCACCCTGAATCATGTACAACAGTCGTGAAATGTAAAGAGTGCGGTTTGTATTACAAGCCTTTATTAGGTCACAAATGTAAAGAAAAGCGAGGAAACAAGACATGAAAGATAAAAGTACAGAATACTACCTTGCTGACATAAACACTTTGATTCCTTATGCGAGAAACGCAAGAACGCATTCCGAGGAACAGGTGGCACAGATTGCCGCCTCAATCCGTGAGTTTGGTTTTCTGTCTCCTATCATCGTATCCGAGGACGGAACAATCCTGTGCGGTCACGGCAGATTTTATGCCTCACAGAAACTTGGCTTGAAGAAAGTTCCATGCATCAAAGAAAGCCATCTAACCGAAACCCAGAAAAAAGCGTACATTCTGGCAGACAACAAGCTGTCACTGAATGCAGGGTGGGACGATGAAATGCTTGCAGTTGAATTGACCGAATTGCAAGACGAGGCTTTTGACCTGTCTCTGATTGGTTTCGATGAAAGTGAGCTGGCAGACCTTTTCGCAGATGATGAAAAGAAAGCAAAAGATGATGATTATGACCTTTCAGTGGCATTGGAGAAAGCCGCATTTGTAGAAAAGGGTGATATCTGGACGGTAGGCAGACACAGACTGATGTGCGGTGATGCTACCAGTGCAGATGATGTTGCCAAGCTGATGGACGGAAAGAAAGCAAATCTCATCGTGACAGACCCTCCGTACGGAGTTTCGTTCAAGAGTTCTGACGGACTGAGCATTCAGAACGACAGCATCAAAGGCGATGATTTTTATAATTTCCTGCTGTCAGCCTTTCAGAATATGGCGACAAACCTCGAAAGCGGTGGTTCAGCTTATGTATTCCATGCAGATACTGAGGGACTGAATTTCAGAAAAGCCTTTATTGATGCAGGATTTCACCTTGCAGGTGTGTGTATCTGGGTAAAGAACAGCCTTGTTCTCGGTCGCAGTGATTATCAGTGGCAGCATGAGCCTGTCCTGTTCGGCTGGAAGAAAGACGGAAAGCACAAATGGTATGCCGACAGAAAGCAGACTACTATCTGGAACTATGACAAGCCCAAGAGAAACAAGAATCACCCGACAAGCAAGCCTCTCGACCTGCTTGGTTATCCGATTTGCAATTCCTCACAGGAAAATGCAATCGTGATTGATACATTCGGCGGCAGCGGTTCAACTCTCATGGCTTGTGAACAGACAAACCGTATCTGCTACATGATGGAACTTGATGAAAAGTATGCCTCCGTCATTCTCCGCAGATATGTGGAGGATACCGACAATGCAGAGGGTGTGTATGTTATCAGAAACGGTGAGCAGATTTCCTATGCTGACCTTGTGAAAGAGGTGGAAACCTGATGGACAGCAGAAATGAAGATATTCTCACAGCCATGATTAACGGCACTGAGTACGAGGAAGTTCCGCAGAGCCGAATGGAGGCACTTCTGCTTGAACTGAAAGATATTAATCCGTTGTTTAGACACCCTACTCATTCCGTCAAAGGCACTGCTTCTTTGACTTTTCAGTTTGGTGCAGACCTTGTTGTGAGACCTACGGACTGTCAGCTCTCTATCTATCATGAGGGGTCAGAAATTTGGTCTTGTACACATGGTAACCCAGCTTCAGAAACTGAATGGAATGAGTTGAGAAAAATTATCAGTGATGATTACAACTCACAAAATATAGTAACAGGATATAAAGTCATGTTTTGGGTACTGAATTGACAAAAATAAAACAGACCTCACAAGCCCATGCAAGGTCTGTTTTGTGTTTAGCCAATCAGGTCATCAATCTTGCATTCAAGAGCCTGAGCAATTTTGTAGAGGTTGCCGACCGTGATGTTTTCAGTGCGAACGTACTGGTTCTCATAGTCTGCGACTTTCTTGTAGTGAACTCCTGACTGCTCCGCCAGTTCCTTGCGGGTCAGTCCTTTCTGCTCACGGACTTCCTTGATTTTATTCGTCATACTCGTCCTCCTGTTCGCAGATTTCGGAGAGTTCCACGTTCAGCACCTTTGAGAGTTTGATAGCGTTGGCTACCGTTCCCCATTCCTTTGCCTCGATGCTTTCAATCACATCGGCAGGAATACCGGACTGCCGTGAGAGTTCAGCGATTGTCAGACCAGACTTGGCACGGGCATCTTTGATGCGGATTGTTGCCTCGCATTCGGTGACTTCGTAGCCTTCAGTATCGCAGAGAATCAAGGTCACGAAACTTCCGTCATTGACAGCGACCTGTCTGATTGGAGTTGCGGTGGGAATTGGAGTACCGTCCTTTTCTGCATCTGCGAGAACACAAGCGAGAACATCTTCTGCCATTTCCATTGCATCAACCAAGGAATCACCGCTTGTGAAACAGCCGTCCAAGTCAGGGAAATTGATGGAATACAGTCCGTTTCCCTCTTCTGTGAATACTGCCGGAAAAACATACTTTGCCATTAAAATCAGCTCCTTTTTATTTTCAGGGTGGAAAGCGAATACGCAGGTTAAATTGAACTGCTGACACCGCTCAGGCTGAGGAGCGTTTCGCTCGCTCTGCCTTTGCAGTCGTGTCTCCCCCCGAAGGGGTGGGGCTTATTTCAGCCCCGCTTTTTTAAGAATGTCGTCCAGTGTTCCGGGCGCTACCTGCTTGCTGTTGTTCTTGCTTACCGGGAAGTATTCTCCGGTTGCAGGGCTATGCCACTTTTCGTGCTTTCTTCTGCTGTGGTCTTTAATCTGGTGGCATCCGGCTTTTCTGAGCATTCTTTTCAATTCACCGTAGTTCATTCGCTTTCCCCCCTTTCGTTATATACATTATACCATGTTTTCGTGGAAAAGTCAACCCCTTTTTCAAAATTTTTTTTGAAAATTTTCAAATTTTTTATAGGAGAATCGCCATGAAAGAAGAAATCACCCTCGGCAGTCTCTTTGACGGGTCAGGCGGTTTTCCGCTTGGTGGACTGCTTGCCGGAATTAAGCCTGTCTGGAATTCAGAAATCGAGCCGTTCCCTGTCCGAGTGACTGAAAAGCGACTGCCGGAAGTACAGCACTACGGTGATGTCAGCACCCTGAACGGTGCAGAACTTCCTCACGTGGATATTATCACTTTCGGCTCACCTTGTCAGGACTTGTCGGTCGCTGGGAAAAGAAACGGCTTAGATGGTTCACGCTCCGGTCTTTTCTTTCATGCGGTCAGAATCATCAAAGAAATGAGGTGTGCAACCAATGGCAGATATCCAAGGTTCTGTGTCTGGGAAAACGTACCCGGAGCATTCTCGTCCAACGGAGGCGAGGACTTCCGAAGTGTCCTCGAAGAAATCTGCAAAGTCAGCGACAGTGCAGTTTCAGTCCCTCGACCTGCGAAGTGGTCAAAAGCCGGAGAAATCTTGGCAGACAGCTACTCTGTCGCATGGCGAGTCCTCGATGCGTGTGGCTGGGGAGTTCCCCAGAGAAGAAAACGCATCTACCTTGTCGCAGATTTTGATGGACAATGTGCCGGAAAAATACTCTTTGAGTCCGAAGGCTTGTCAGGGTATTCTCCGCAGGGCTTCCGAACGTGGCAAGGAACTGCCTGCCGTTCTGAAAAAAGCACTCGAACAGCAGGCGAAAATCCCATAAAATCGGCAGGATTCTGTACAGAACATTCTGCACAATCAAGAAGCATCGGCTATGAATCGGAAAAATCTCCTACTTTAAGAGCCGGAGTTGTTCTGGCTGCGATAGCCCTCGAAAATCACCCTGCCGATTCTCGTATCAAAATTTCTGATGATGAAATTTGTCAGACTTTAACATCAAGGTGCGGAACGGGCGGAGGAAATGTCCCTCTTCTGATGGAAACTCCGAAAGTTTATGGCATTTGTGCGAAGCACAGCAATGCGATGCTTTCCGACAATCCAAACAGCGGATTTTATGAGGCGGAAACTTCACGGACGCTTGACACTTCCAATCAATCGCCTTGCAAAAATCAGGGAGGTATGGTTGTGATTGAGGGCAATGGCTCAAGACCGTCACATCAAGAAAATGGCTATAAAGAGAGCGAAGTCATGTACACACTGAATACCGTGGAAGTTCCAGCAGTGGCTATGTTTGAACCTGCTTACACAATTTCGAGGGACAATCATTTTTGTATTTCGGAAGATGTAGCTGGAACAGCCGTTGCAAGAGGTCCTGCAACAGTCGCTCATCCAAATGGAGACCATTATTTCACAAGCAAAAATTCTCATCATACGGTCGCTTCGCACGAAAAAGCAAATACGCTCGTTGCATCGGATTGGAAAGACCCGCCTGTCGTGAATGATGCTCCCAACAATGAGCCGACATACATTGTCCGCCGATTAACCCCAACGGAATGTGCCAGACTGCAGGGATTTCCTGATTGGTGGTGCGATAGACTTGATACTGAAAATCCGACTGAGGAAGAAATTGACCGCTGGGCAGAGGTCTTTGAAACCCACCGCAGAATCACCGCACCAGACACCAAGTCGAAAAGCAGAAATGCCGTTATCAAGTGGCTGAAAAATCCGCACAGCGATTCTGCTGAATACAAGATGTGGGGCAATGGCGTGGCTTTGCCGTGCGTTTATTTCGTTCTTTCAGGTATTGCGTATTATGCACAATCTGCTGTAGAATAATTTGTTAAAGTTTCTACTTGCTTTTTCTGAAAGAATAGGGTAATATAGAAACTGAAAAATTTAACAGGAGGTACGCATAATGGATATAAATTTCAAAACCAATGACAAAAAGGCTCTCGCAGAGTGCATTGCTGAAAGCATCGGCGGTACACTGGAAAGCCGAGAATCAGGATTCCGAATCACGACAGCATTCGACCTTAATGAAAAGGGCTGTCTGTCTTTTTCAGATAATGTTCCCGATGCGGTCGTGGAGGGTATGATGGAGAAAGTCACCGAGGCAGGGTTCGAGTTTGAAACCGAACTTGTTGTCAGTATGCCAAGAGCAATGTTCACTGAGCAGACCTTTTCCAATATCGACCAACTTCTGAAAAACAAGGGAGCATTATTCAAGAGTGCTTTTCAGACGGATTCTCTGGAATACACAGTCGGTGAAGAAACGGTCGATTTCGCATGGTTCACAGTTCAGGACTATGGTGATGCAGATGCATACACCAAGTTCATATCAGCTATGGTGAAAATGGCAAACGAAAAGAAAATCAACCGCACACAGGTAATCTATGAAAATCAGAAGTATGCTTTTCGTGTGTTTCTGATGAGGCTTGGCTTTGTGGGTGATGCCTACAAACGCACACGAAAGGTTCTGCTCCGCAATCTGACGGGTTCTTCCGCATTTCGTGATGATGTGTAAGATACACAACTATCAAGGCGGTATTTTCCGCTATATTCTGTACATTTAGCGGCTTGCTATTTCTCCGGTTTAGAGTTAATATGTTACTACCGAAAGGGAAAACAACCTAAACTCAGGAGGATACGAACATGAACGCAAAAACAGAAGCACAGATTGCAAGAATGAAAGAGCAGACCATCGGGGTCGAGGTGGAGATGAACCACATCCGCAGAGATAAGGCTGCACAGATTGCCACCGACTTCTTTGGAACAGGCAGAATTCAGGACACCCACCTCCGCAACGGATACAGCACTTGGAGTGCTTGGGACGAGCAGGGCAGAGAATGGAAGTTCCAGAAGGACGTAAGCATTGCAGGACCCGATGACGAGAAGTGCGAAATGGTCACACCGATTCTGACCTACGCTGATATGGAAACCTTGCAGGAACTCGTCCGCAGACTTCGCAAAGCCGGAGCGATTTCCAATCCGCAGGTTGGGGCAGGGGTTCACATTCACATCGGTGCGAACGGACACACGGCTCAGACACTCCGCAATCTGGCAAACATCATGGCAAGCCA